TTCACCAGACTGCCGCGCAGCGTGTCCGTGCTGACGTCCACCAGCTCACTGGCATACTCAAACTCCTGCAGCTGGTCGGTGGTCAGGCCGGTCTGGGTGGACAGGGTCAGCAGGTCATCCGCTGTCTTGCTCATGTCCATTGTGGATTTTGCAAGCGCGCTCACCAGACCACCTACCACCGTGACGGCAGCTGCGCCGCTGGCAGAAAACTGTTCAAGCTTGTCCACAGCTGCCTGTGCGCCGGGCGGCAGCGAAATGCCGAGCGTGTTGGCCAGCCCATTGATCACATCAGCCAGGCTTACGGTTGTCTTGTTGGTTCGTTCCTGCTGGTCGCTCAATCCCTTCAGGAGGTTTTCCTGCTTGGCAACCTCGGTCTGCGCACTAATGAGACTGGCCTTCCACTGCATCGTGACCTTGCTGCCCTCTCCCTCGCGCTTGGCAGAGTTTTCGTATGCCTGCTGTAGAATTTCTACCTTGTCGCGATAGCTTTGCAGCGTCTGCTGCACGGATTCGTACCGCTGCTTTAAGGCGGCCTGCCGGTCGTCCATTTCGCGGGTCTGTTCGGTCACAAGCTGCATCTGCTGCTTATTTACCTTCAAGCCCGCGTTTACTTCGCTCAGTGCCGCCTTGAATTGCTGGTCATTTTCCACGACAAGGCTGACACCTGCTTTAGGCATCGACATCTGCAAGCCCCCTTTCCTGTGGCAGTTCAATACCATTCATGGCGCAGTATTCTGTAAACTGTGCAAGCAGTTCATCCAGGCTCAAAAACCGCGTTTCCCGCCGGGTATAGCCCAGCAGCCCCACCGCGATGTATTGCAGCCTGGGGAAATTTATGATTCGGTCGCCGTCAAAGTGCCGCTCGGGGACATCGTCAACCCAGATTCGCTCAGCATCGTCTTCATCGCCTGCAGCGCCTGACGGCCTGACCCGTTTTTTCCGTAAAACTCCATAAAGGCCTCTTCAACGCTTGCGGTCAAACCGCCTTGCAGATCGGAGAACGAAATGAGTTTTTTAACAACCCCAAGGCTCGGAGCCTCGTTATCTCGGTGATGTTCTTCGTTGTCAAGCTCAACGCCCTCGCGGATCAGCAACCAAATGATATATGCCGCCTCCTCCGGGTCGTTCAGCTTTGCCACGATGGTGCTCAAGTCAGAGTAGTGCTCCTGAAGCTCCTTAACGTTCTGCAGGTCGAACAGTGCCGGGTACTTGCGGCCGCGCAACGTAATTTCCGCCATAACCTCACCCCTTGATGTTCAAGAATGCTTTCAGTGCAGCCAGGGCCTCTTCGTATCCATCAAACTCCTGCTTTTTCACAAAATTTCCTTCACTGTTGCACTCCGCAGATCCTACCAGCTTGGTCGTGCTGTAACTTGTGCTCTTGGAGGCAGTGCTGAGGTTATCGTCCACGGGGTCAAAGCTCGCGCGGTAATAGCCCACCAGGCGATACGCAAGCTTTCGGTCAGGCTTTTTCAGCTTGCCAAGCGCGGCAACGCGCACAAGGGCAGGCGTATCACCCTCTTTGCGCTCAAGCGTCTTTGTGCTCTCATCATAGTGGTGACCGCACAGCTCCGCCTCATCTGCCAGACTCAGATAGCTGCGATCAATGCTCAGCTTCGCGCTGGGCGCGCCTGCATCGCGCTGCTCGCGGCGGTCGCCGGCCCACAGCTCGCTGCTGTCGCTGTCGTTTTCGCCGGCGTAGCTCACAACAGCGCGCGTGATCTTGCCATCGCCGAGGGTTTCCGTCTCAGACCCATCCGCGCTGGTCACCACAGTAATAGGGCAATAGCCATAGTAGGGAAGTCCGATATAAGCCATTATTGTGCCTCTCTTTCATTCCAGTCGCATCCATCATCGGCTTCTGCCTCAACGTATGCAACAAAGTGTTTTGTGTCGTTATCGTAGCCGTACTCGGTCGAGCCGATGATAAACCCGGCATCTCTGAAAGCACAGCGCATTTTTCTGGCGCAGGGCTGCGGCAGATCTCTCGTATACCAAGCCGCGCGCACCTGCAAGTGTTGCTGCTCATCCAGATCTCCGGCGTATATTTCCGGCGCATCGTCCAAGACGCTCAGCACCACATAGCTGTCCGGCAGCGGATCCTCCTCATTTTTAACAAATGAGACATTGCTGCACACGGTTTCCAGTGCGGCCAAGGCCGCATCAATCATGGTCATAGCTTACCTCTTTGCCGCAAAACATCCTGCATCACAGTGCTAACAGCATCCTCGCAGCTGTTTGCGGCGCTGTTTAAAAACGGCTGCGCGGGCTCTTTGGCGGTGCCGTACTCTAGGGCCACAGCTTTCTGCATCTGTGCAACCTTGTTTGGGTATTTGGGGCTGGATCCGTGCCCACTATCGTAGCCGCTAAAGCTCACATCCAACCCGTAGCCGCCTCTTTTACGCTTTTTAGGTTTCCCGGCGCCGACACTGTCAGATAGATGCTTATTAGCGCGGCTGCTTTTGTGTTTTCCAACCTGCTGTTTCAGTGCATCCACCGCAATGGGGGCTGCACTTTTCAACATTTCGGGCGCAATGGAGTCTAAATCGGCAAGCTTTGTCAGCTGCTCCGTGACTTCATCACTCCACACCAGATTCATCCTCACGGCGGGCCTCCTTTTGTCTGGGGTAGGTCACTGACGGTCAGCTCGACCGTGCTGCCGGTTTCATAAGCCCGTTGGACGCTGTAGCGGTTCCCGTTCCACTCGATCACGCGCTCCCCGCTGTATTCATCGGCATGCAGCACAAATACTGCGGTCAGGGTCGTGCCGGCAGCTTCAGCGGCGAAAAACTCGGCCCACTTCACGCTGCGGCGCTCGCCGTATACGGTGCGCACTTGGGTGTAGTGGTGCTCCAGTACACCCTGCACCTTTTTCGGGGTGTCCCGCAAAAGGGTGATCTGTTCCGTCCAGTACATGGGCATCTCCTTACTAAAAAAGCACCGCCGGGCATAGGCACTCCGGCGGTGCATCACAGCACAGCGCTCATGCGTCGGGCCAGTCTGTGTAGTTGGTCGTCATTCGCAGCTGCGCCTTCTGCTCATCGTAGGAGGCTTTCAGCTTATCGTAGTCGCCGGTCGGCCAGAAGTTGGCGCGGCAGTAGGTGATGACGGCACGGCGGATCAGCGGGTCCTGCGTGTCCAGGTTGGACACACCGGCCTGTTTCAGGTCAGCCAGGGCCGCATCCACCAGGTCGCTCACTTCCTGCGTCAGCTCCTCCGGCATATCAGACCGGCGCAGCGCTACCGTCACTTTGGACAGCAGGTCGTTGTCAGCCATGGGTCACAGCCTCCTATCAAGCGTTGGCAGCAATCGTCAGCGCAACGAAGCCGCCGGGAACGACCACATCCGCGCCCATCTCCACGTCACCGCGGATAGTGGACAGGAGCTTGTCAAAAGCGAAGTCATCGGAGACGGCGATCTCATAGTCACTGAACAGATCCAGCTTAAGGCAGCGCGGCACACCGTAGAACATGGTGGGCTGTGCCTTGGCGGTCTGGGCCGTACCGGCACAGGCGGTCAGGTTCTTGTTGAGGCAGTAGCGCACGCTCAGGCCGCCCTCCTTGATGATGCCGGTGTTGGGGTTGGCAGAATCCGGGGTGATCTCGTAGACAGCCTTTTTCTCGTTTGTGCCGCGCACATCGCCAAAAGCAACCAGGTCTTTCTTGTTCAGGAACAGAACGGCCTCGCCCTCAACGGCCTCATCGCCGCCGTAGTTCAGGGTCAGATTGCGCAGGGTTTTCTCGTTGATGACGCCTTTCTTGGCGCTGTCCAGCGTGGCGTCAATGGTGTCCACGAGCTTGCTGGCTTTAAGCGCATCGGTCACAATGACGGATGCTTTCTTGCGCAAGCTGAGCAGGGCCTGAGCGCGGCACTTGGCGAAGTAGTTCACGGGGGTCTGCTTCTTGGCCTGCTTGCTGATCTGGCTCAGAACCGCCTCCGACTTGGGCGTGATGTCGATGTAGTCATAGGTGGCCTCTTTGGTGGTGGCGGCAGCACCCTCGGTCTGATCGGCGGCGGCGTCGGCATCCTGCTTGACGTAGGGGATGCGGTCGGTGGACATACCGGAGCAGTCATCGACCCACACCATATCAATGATGCTGGAGACGCCGGCACCAACGCGGTCCTGGATCTCGGTGTTGACCTCGGTGGGGGTTGCCAGCTTACCGCCGCTCACCAGAACGGCGCGGGTCTCCTCCACGCCCAGAACGGCGCGGCGGTTCTCTTTGAACTGCTGGGCGCGGGTCTGGGCATCGGTGATGGCGGTGGGGTTGTCCTGGGGCGCACCGGCACCGTCCGCAACCTTGGCGGCAATGCCGAGGCGGCGCTGCTCGGTCTCATACTGCGCGATGCGCTGGCTGATCTCATCGGCCTCGGCCTCCAAGGCGTCCAGGTCGGCACCCTCGGCGTTGACCTCGGTGCGGATTTCGGCGGCGCGGGCGCGCAGCTCCGCAATGGTCATTTCACTGGTTTTCTTTTTCATGGTTCACACTCCCAAAAGTTTCAGTTTGATTTTTGTTGCGGTATCCGCCCTTTGCAGTCTCTCCGCTTTAATTCTCTCGATCTCTCCGTCAAGGAATTTTCGGGCACTGATCGATGTAGCATCGTTGGCCGGTAGGCTCACGGCGCTCACATCGTACAGTTTCTTGATCTTGGTGATCGTGCGGTTCACGGTCACGGTGTTGTTTTCCAAATCGCGGGTGGTCTCACGCTTATCCTCGGCCACGGTAAAGCCAAACGACATCTTATCGGTGTAGCCGCCCTTGATTTCGGCAAACAACTGCCGCCCAATCTCGGTGCCGCCCAGACCTGCAGTCACTTTCAGACCGGCACTGTCAGCGGCCAGGGCCAGCGTGCCGTTTTTGGTGCGGGCAAAGACGCGGCCCTCATGGTCGTACTGCATGATGACGTCATCCATGTCGCAGTCATCAAAAGCGTGCGGGTCGATCTGCTCCATGATGCGGTAGGAGGTGCCGCTGTCGCCCCTGTACTCATACAGCAAATAGGGCTGGTTGAACGTACAGGCGTAGCCCTCCACTTCCTGCTTGGAGTCCGGCGCGGCGGGGTCGGCGGTTCGGACCTCCAGCCGCATGGCGCGGTATTCCCGGCCATTGTTCAACTTTTTCAACAATTTCTCATTACTTTCCACTGGTTAGGTCGTCTCCTTTCTTTGTCACGCTGCCATCGCTTCCCAGCAGGTAATACTCGCCGCGTATCGTGTACGCTTGCCCCTGGCCGTCCGGCAGGGGCGGCAAGTTCCAAATTTCGCGGATTTCATCGCGGTTCATAATGCCGCGATCCGCCATCTGGGCCGATACGTTCAGTTTTTCGGTGTTGCTCATGTATTGCAGCCGGTTGGCTGTCGCCATCAGCAGCGTGCCGCCCGCGCGTTCGCGCTCGGTAAACAACATTTTTGTGGCAACCTCGCTGAACTGGATGGAAAACGGCTCGATTTTACCCTCATAGAACGCGCTCCAGGCGTCGCCGTAGGCGCGGTTTTGCAGCACATCCTCGTTGGTGCCGAAGTAGTTGAACACATTGGTGTTGATGCGCTCCATCTCATCGGCGGCCACAACATAGGGCTTAGCCTCCAGCTGCTTGATGTCCGTGTAGGTGTTGGGGAACAGCAGAATGCCGCCGCCCTCGCCTTGCAGGTTTTCCCGGCTGAATCGCTTACGCTCTTTTTTTAAATCCTCATCGCTGGAGAAGTTGTTCATCTTGGCTGCAAAGCGGAATGTCGCGCCGTTTTTAACGGCCTCGGCAATGCCTTGGTTTTGCAGGTTTACCAGATCCATCGTGGGCGTCAGCGCGTGGTTGTTCTCGCCGAAAATATCGCTCTTGTACTGGAATTTTGTCATAATGCCGCACCGCGCCATTTCAATGGCGGCGGTCTGGCCGCTGCGGAATGTGTAGCGCAGCCAGGGCGCGGCCCCATACTGCACGATTTCACAGCTGGACGGCAGCACGGGGAACATGCCAACGGTCTCACCAAACTCATTGATGACCGGCACAATAAAGGCGGTGTTTTGCACCTCCAAAATTGTGCAAAGCCTGTACAGGAATTGTCCCCAGGTCTGCCACTCATTCGGCCCCTGCCGGAGCCGGGTTTGCAGTTTCGGGTTTGCCGGTCCCTGCACGGTGACGCTCAGCTTACTGGCGTGGGTGGCCGTGGCGTGGATCGCGGCGCGCACAATCTCGCTCTCATACAGCTCGCCGCCCCAGGTCAAAAAGCTGGGCGTGTAGCCGTCAAGCGTTGTCCAGAATCCAGACGCGAGGCTCTTGGCGGCTATCTTCCCGAAAATTGATTGAAACAGTCCCATGCTCATCCCCCCGCGTTCTTTAACTGGCCGCCGATCTCGGCGCACCATTTCTGCCGTACCGTCATCCCATCCATGAGCGCGGCGCAGCCATCAATGTGGTCGGCGGCGCTCATTTTCACAAGTTTGCACCTGCCGCTGTCGTTCTCGACTTTCAGCGCCGTGTTCAGCAGATGCACTTTTAACAGGTCGTTGTCCCCGATGTTGATGGTGCCGTCTTTCAGCAGTCCCTCAACCTCGCGTATTACCGGCGTCAGGTTGAACCCCTGGAATACATCGTCCATGTGGAATCCGTATTGCTTCATATCCTGCACGAGGTACTGGGCCGTGTATCGGTCATAGCCGACCTGCAAAGGATAGATTTTATACTGCTCTATCAGCATCTTAAACCAGTTATAACAATCGCGATAGTCGACAAAGTTATCACCGCTCAGCGTTAGGATGCCGCGCTGCACATACGCCGCATAGGGCAGACCGTCCCGCTCGGTGGCCTCTTGCAGCTTCTCGGCGGGGAGGAAGAAATGCGCCAGCACGTTCAGCCGGGCGTCTTTCTCAATAATCGCCACGCAGGCGGTCAGGTCGGTGGTGCGGCTCAAGTCGATGCCGCCCACGCAGTAGCAGTTCTTGAAGTTGGCCGGGTCAATGTGCGCCCCACAGGCGCGCTCCACAACATCGGAGGCCAGCCATGCAAGGCTAGAGTTTTGCTTGATGTTGCAGTATTTTGTCAAAAACTCGGCCCGTTTGGACAAACTTCCCTCGGCAATGGCGATTTCTTCCAGCAGATAGCTGACGCTGATGCTTACGCCCAGGTTCGGGTTTGCTTTCGCAAGCTCGTTGATATCGTTCCACTTGGCCGGTTCATCGATCATGTACAGAAACGGCGCAAGGCGCGTTTCTTTGGAATCACCCAGCAAAAAGCGGGTGGCGCGCTTTATCAGTTCATCATAAATGCCCTCATTCACATAGCCTGCCGTGCTGATTGCCAGCAGCATGGGTTGTGTGCGCGCGCCAAAACTCGACTTGATGACCTCGTAGAATTTCAGCCCGGCATCACCGGGCCAGCTGGCGACCTCATCGGCCACGCACAGGCTGACGTTGAGGCCGTCCGACTTTTTTGCGGAAAACGCCAGCGGCTTTGCGCTCGTGTTGCTGTTGGCAATGTAGATGTCTGTGCGCCGTTTCTTGCTAAGCAGGCTCAGCTCTGGGTCCTTGCTGAGCATCTGATAATAGGCGTCGTAGCACAGCCCCGCTTGCTCCAGCTTAGGCGCGGCAAAGTAGATGCGCCCGCCGTACTCACCGTCCAAAAAACTGCAATAGGCAGCAATGGCGGCGGCCAGCAGCGTCTTGCCGTTTTTTCGGGCGATAATGACAACGACCTCACGAAATTGGCGGTGATCGGTGTCATCCATTACGCCGAACAGTACCGACAAAAGTGCCTTTTGCCAAAGTTCCAGCACAATCAGCTGGGGAGCCAGCGCGCCCTCATGGTGCCGGCAGAAATTCTCCACAAAGCGGATCGCTTTCTGCGCCTTCTTAGGATCAAAGTGAAACAGCCCTTTTTCCAGACCGTCCACCACATACTTGTACCAGACTTTGACCCACCGGCCCACGATGATGGTGCCGTCCGTGATTTTCTGGTAATACTCGTAGATGTAATTATTCACGGGCCAGCTGCTCCAGTCTGCTCTCACGCTTTTCCGGGGGCAGCAGCTTGCCCAGGCGCTCGGTCACGGTGTTGTAATTCTTGATGAGGCTGTTGTAGGCTTGCAGATCGGCGCTGGCTTTTTTGCCGTACTGATTCGCGCCGTTCATGTACTCCTCGCTGCACCCGTCGGCGTTGATGGATTTTTGCAGATCGTCGAGCGTGATTTTCATAAATGCCGCGTTCTGGATCAGCGGCTCCACAATCGCCATCTGATTTTTAGGCAGCTCGGCGTAGTGTGCCATAATCCTGTTGTACTCCTCTTGAATCAGCGTAGTTTTTGCTTTTCTCCCCACAACAACACCCCCTTTACACTCTTTTCAGTGCTTTTCCGAACTTTGGGGCCCGGTCTACCACACCCCCGCTCGTTTTTTCGACCGGGGGGAGGTCACCACCTCGACGTCACTCGCCCCGCCGGGTCCACACGGTATCTACGCCGCGCGCCGTGGCGCTTTGCGTGACAGTCACGGCACAGCAGTCTCAGGTTGGACCATGACAGCGAGACCGCCGGATCGTTAATGTTGTCCGGCGTCAACTCTGTCATGTGGTGGACTATCTCACCGGGGCGATACAACCCCTTAGCCAGGCAATCCTCACACAATCCGCCCACGCTGGCGGCGTACCCATCGCGGCAGCGCTGCCACGCTTTGCTCTTGTAAAACGCTTTGGCAAACTCCCGCATACTGTTTGCGTGTCCACACTGGACACGCGCTGCACCTCCACCCGCCGGGGCGTAAAATTATAATAGATGCCCAGCGGCGCGAGACGGAGTTTCTTTTGTCTCGGTGTAGGTGAGGCTCTCCCGCCCGCCGGGCATGACGGTCTATTGCCGTCCGTCATCCGCTGAGTTTAACCACATCAACGGCACTGCGTACCCGCACACAGGTCTTGCACCTGTCAAGGTTCATCCCGCCGGGGAACTGGGCGGGCGGCTGTGCGGTATGTTGCCGGTCTTTCCCGGCTGCCAGCTATGAAATAGGAGATTAACTATGGCCAGGCTGGCGGAATCGAACCGCCGGGCGTACCCGTAACCCTGCAACCTTGCAGCCCAGATATAAAAAATAGCCGCCCCGATGTGGGGCGACTATCCGCTTAGGAGGATTATACAAACGAGCAAACCGTCGAGCATCAAGCCCCTACCTGCTCGACACCCTCAGCTTAACACACTGGGGCGGAACTGGGCGGAACTAATTTTATAATTTTGAAAATTGCCCGCCGATGGAGCTTGCGCACATAGCGCTCAGTGATCCTCATGCGCGCCGCGATCTGGCGGTTGGTGCGCCCGTCGATGTAGCGCATCTGTAAGACCTCACGCTCCAAGGCATCCTCCAGCTGAGCAATGACGCTCTCAATCTCCACCCTGGCGGCCTCGCCGTCCATCAGCTGAGCGGCCAGCTTCTCACACCGGGTATTGATGCTCAGCAGCGCACTGTCAATCTCACCGGCCCCGCCGGGTGGGCGCAGGGCGCGGGCGTAGTCGGCGCGGCGGTTTTCTTCCCGGAGCCGTTCCCGCAGTCGAGGCTCCACCCGCCGGGCATCGCGGTAGCGGTTCAGCCACACGATGCACTCATCATAGGTCATTGGGCATCACCTCCCGGAGATGGTTCAAAGTCATCACATTCCAGCACAATGCCCGCGCCGTCCGTCTTTTCGACGCCGTAGCAGTACAACTCACAATCCAGGTTAAACAGCCCCTTATTGTGGGCGCACCTCTCGCACATGTCAAGATGCGGCTGGCTCATGCCGGGAATCCCGCAAAATCCGCTGCTCATTTCTTTTTCGCCTCCCTCGTGGTCCGCTCGATGTCCCCGGCAATGTAGTTCTCAATACCCGCGCCGGTGCTGTACCAGCGCTTGTACCATTCCAGCGCATTGATGTCTCCGTCCCGGCCTGCGCGCTCACCGTTCGGCCCGAGGCGCACCGCGAAGCACTCACGGTATTGAAAGCCATCCACATGGCCGGAAAAGCGCGTCAGATCATCCACGGCAATGATAAGCCGCCCGCCGTCTGCCATCTTCCGCTCACGGATCGTCAGGCCCAGGTCCTTCAGCCGCGTCACAAGCGGCCAGCTGTCAAACGCCTCCAGCTCCTGCCGGGCCAGCGCCTGCCACTTTTCGGCCTCATCCTGCCGGGCACGCTCCTGATCGCGCTTGCCCTTCACCTCGGCCTTGTACGCCGTCAGATCGTCCTTGTTGATGTACAGGCGCTTGGCGGCATCGAACAAATCTCGTGTAGTGAGTGAGCTTTCGGCAATAACCTCGTTTGTATCCGCCGGGTCCAGCATCCTGACGCGAAAGTTGTAATAACCAGCAGGCTCAATGCGAAGCAGCGCATCCGTCTCGCCCTCAGTCAGATCCAGCGTCACCGGCTCCAGCTTTCGGGCATCCAGCCTGTTGTCAGCGTAGTTCCATTCGCTCTTGCGAACATAGTCGAGCTTCTTAAACTGGTCGGCCAGACCGCACTCGACCAGATACTTGATGGCCGCCCGCCGGGCCATATCGGTGATGGGCGGCATACTGGCGTACTTGATTTTGGCGTATTCGACCTGCTGCACCTTGTAAAGCTTGCTGCACTCGTAGGCTCTTGTCATCGTGATCTCGCCGCGCTCCACCATCGCCAGAACCTCCGGCACGCAGTTGTTGGCAATGGCATTCAGCCGCCCCAGCGTGCCGGTGCCATCGCCGGTGATACGGCTCATCTCATCGCGGACGCGCCCACCCAGGCTGCCCGCCGCCTTTTTGCGTTCAAGGGCCTGTTTGAGGGCGATGTACTGCCGGAGCCGCTCACCGTCCGTCAGCTCGCGCGCCGTGGCGTTGGAGGTGATCAGCGCGATCAGGTCATCATCCGCGCCCTGGCTTTGGTGGATAACACAGGGCAAGACCTCAAACCCGGTCACGCCCTCAGCCGTCAGCGCACAGCACGCGGTCCAACGGCGGTGTCCGGCCAGCAGCATATATTTGCCGTTCTGGGCGGGCAGGACCTCCAGCGGGCTGCGCAATCCTCGCTCGGCAATGTCGGCTTTCAGCATGGAGACATCGCCGATCTCGTAGATGCTGTTTTCCGGGTTCGGTTCAATGTCAGCCGCCGGCAGCATGACAACCTGCATTTTCTGACCCGCCGGGGCGGCGGTTTTAGCGCCGGCACCGAGAATATCATTGATAGAAAATCCCTTGCTCATGGCTCAATCCTCCTCTGTGTCCACATTGGACACGATGTTCTCGACCTTTTCGGCCAGCGCCTTATAATCCAGCGCTGCCGTGCAATCCGGGCTGAACGTGCGCAGCGGCTTGTGTGCGCTCTTGGCCTCGCTAACCCTCACGGTGTAGCGGATGACCGTGGGCAGCAGGGCCAGGCCGGGCAGCTTCTCAGCAATGGTGTGGATGACGTCTGCCGCGTACCGGGTGCGGCGGTATTTCGTCAGCAGCGCGCCCATGATTTTAAGGCGCGGGTTGTAGTCTATCTGCACCTGCTCGATCTGGTCGATGATTTCCCGCATCCCATCACAGGCCCACTCATCACAGTCCACCGGGATGATGACCCAGTCAGCCGCGCATAGGGCGTTGATGCTGCCCATGTCAAGGTCTGGCGGGCAATCCATGATACAATAGTCATAGTTGGCGCTCACGTCTTTGAGGGCATCGCGTAGATGGTATTGGCGCGGGCCGTTGTCCATCAAGATCATGCGGTTTGCTTTCAGCATCCGCATGTCGCAGGGAATCAGATTGACGGCGGCCAGGTTGGTGTCTACCACGGCACCCGGCGCACGGCACACGCCCAGCATAATCTCTGCGATGCTGGGGCTGTCGTAGTCCAGAACACCGAAAAACTTGCTTGTGTTACCCTGTTTGTCCAGATCAACCACCAACACGCTCTTGCTCTTGGCGGCCAGCTCGGCGGCAAGGTTGCAGGCGGTGACGCTCTTCCCGACGCCACCCTTCAAGTTGATAATTGCAATGCTGATCATAGTAATCCTCCTGTCCCGCCGGGGCGGCGGGTGTTATTGCGGCCAGTTCATCTGGTCGATTTCTTCAAAATCTTCTTTCGGGGCTGGCTGCCATTGATGGTATTGGGGCTGCCATCTCATGGACACAACGCCCGTCGGCCCCTCTCGGTTCTTGGCGTACATAACGGCGGTATCTTGATAGGCGTCCTCGCCGCGCAGCTCCTTGCTGTCCTCGGGCTTGCGGTTCTCCACAAAAATCGCGCTGTTGGCGTCCTGCTCAATCGTGCCGGAGCCGCGCAGATCCTCCAGATTGCAGAAGCGGCCCTCGTTGCCCTTCACGCCGGCGCGGTTGATCTGGCACAGCTCCACAACCACGATGCCCATCTTCATGGCGGCCACCTTCAGCCGCCGGGTGATCTCGCTGATTCGCTGATACTCGGTCTGTCGGGGGTCAGTGGGGCTTAACAGGCCGATGTGGTCGATAAAAGCGATGTCGGGCTTGTGCTGGATCAGCTTGGCCTCCAGCCCATCAATAGTGAGGTTGCTGTCGGCATCCAGCATCATGTTGTGATGCTGCCGGAGCCGGGCGGCGGCGTTGTCGATAATCTGCCGCTCGTGCGGGTCCAGATTCTTGTTGGTGATCTTGCCGGAATCAATCCGCGCCACTTTGGACAGAATGCGGTCCATCAGCGCCTCAGCGGTCTCCTCCAGGGTCAAGTAGTAGACCTTGTATTTTTTGGACAGGCGGGACGCGAGGTTGAGCGAAAAGTCCGTTTTGCCGCACCCAGGCCGCCCGGCCACAACGCACACACGCTGCCGACCAAAAACGCCGTACCTGTCCAATTCGGGCCAGCCCAGTTTTAGGCTGTCGTCCGGCTCATCCAGCTTGGCCAGCGCGGAATCCAGCACCGCGTCAAAGTCACGGGCCGTGCTGTCGGTCTGGGTGCTGAGGATTGCGTCCTGCATCGCCAGGGTGCGGCGCAGCTGGCGGCAGATGCCGTCACTGTCCATCGCATCTTTAGCCAGGCACTTCATCAGATCGCCGCTCAGCAATCTGTAGCGGTGATCCTCAAATATCTGTGCGGCATAGCTGCCGATGTTGGAGACGCTGGGGCAGGTCTCAGCCATCTGCATGACGGCCACTTTCACATCATCCGCCGGGCGTCCGTTGGCCGCTGTGTTAATGACCGTGATGACGTCCACTGGGCTTCCGCTGTAGATCAACTGCTGGATCGCCGCGAAAATGTCGTGACAGACGCCATCCTCAAACATAGCCGGGACCATTCTTGTGACGTAATTCCGCGCGCCGTCCGGGTTCATCAGCGCCGCGCCAAGAAACGCGCGTTGCGTTGTCTGCTGGCGGGTCAGGTTTGCTTGTTGCATCGTTCAGCCTCACAAAAAATCAGTGATGTCGGTGTCCGGCCCGATCTCACGCGGGCGGTCTGCCGTGTTGGCGGGGCGCTGGGTCGGGGTTTTATCCACAAAATCATCTTTCAGGGGGAAAAGTCCCTCCCACCCTCGGAGAATGCTCTGCTCCAGCACGGCGGCCATGTAGCCGTAGCGGTCACGGACGCCAGCCTCATCGGCTAGGCGTTGCAGGGTAGAGCATACGAGCTTGGCGGCCCTGGCCGTCAGCGGATGCTTGCCCGCCGCGCGGGCAGCGGCAAAATCTTTCAGCGCTTGGCGCAACCGCTCCCCGCATCCATCCGGGAATCCATTCAAGAGGATGCTCAAAACGTCCCCGTTCTCGCGCGCCCGCGCGCCCGCGTTAATCTCTCTTGTATTAATATTATCTTGTAATAATCTACCCGCATTTTTTTGCGGGGGGTCTGCGCATTTTTTTGCGGGGGTCCCCCCGCAATTTTCTGCGGGGGTGGCGCAGATTTTTGCGGGGGTCTGCGGTGCTATCGTCATCCCAACCAGCGGGCAGATGCGACGCTCGGCGCGCTGCTCACCGGCACCGCCGCCCACCTGGATGATCTCAATATAGCCGCAATCCTGCAAATGCTTCAACCATCCCTGCACTGTTCTGGTACTCGCGTCATACAATCTCTCAAAATAGGCGTTGCTGGCGTAGCAATAGCCTTTTACGTTTGTCAGCCCTACGATCTCGGCATACAATAGCTTTTCGCTGGGCTTTAGGTTCTTGTCGTACCGCACAGCGGCGGGGAGCGTTGCGTAAAAATTCGGTGTTTCCATCTTCAAGCTCCTAAAAATGGCTGACCTTAATACAGGGGTGCGCCGCGCCCTTTTTTGGCGCATCCCTGCAAGGTCTTTTTCGGTTTTCAGCGGTTAAAACGGCAGATCGCCCTCATCCTCGATCATGGCGAAGTCGTCACCTGGCCCGCGGCTGTACTCCGGTGCGGGCGTGCCCACTCTGGGCCCCTCAGTGGGAGCTGAAAGAGTCCCTGCGTTGTCCGCCTTGCTGCCGCAAAAGTTGATGTTGTTGGCGACAACCTCCAGCACGGTGCGGTTGGTGCCGTCCTTGGCTGTGTAGGTGCGGCTCTGGAGCCGCCCATCTACCGCTACCATCTGGCCCTTAGTGAGCCATTTATAGGCAAACTCAGCGGCACGCTCCCACGCAATGACTGGAACCCAGTCCGCCACGCTCTTGCCGTTGGCGTCCTTGCGCCCGCGATCCACAGCCAGGGTGAACGTCGCCACTTGCTTGCCGGTGGTCGTCTGGCGCAGCTCTGGGTCACGGGCGAGGCGGCCCTGTAATGCACATACGTTAAGCATCAGATCATTACCACCACGTTGCCACTCTCAACCAGGTCGGCCAGCTGCTCACCCAGATAGACGGCGATGTTGCGCTTGGCCTCCAGCTTCCATGCCCCTCCGTCAGCCTCGTACAGCGCCGGGTCGCCGTCTTTGTTGAGGCGCAGCAGGAAGTCGCTGGTGGGCTGTTCTACCTCCAGGAATGTGCGATAGGGCTGCAAGCGGACAATGGGCTGGACGGTCTGCTGCTCTTTCAGCACCGCGCCGGTGCGGACGCTGACCTCTTGGCTGATCCCGTTGTCCACACTGGACACGCCCTGATTGACGTCAATGCGGCTCAGCAGGGCCAGCAGGTAGTCACGGTCATCGGTGACAGCGTACAGGCTTTGCAGTTCGATAACGGCGCGTTCCTGGCTCATGGGGGCGTTGAACGTGATGCGCGGCACGTCAGACTTGGCCTTGTACAGCGTAGCCCTATCGAGGGCGCAGTCTCTTGTGCGGGTGTAGCCGCTGCTGACTTCAACGCAGGTCGGGGACACAACGCGCACATACAGCAGCTTATACGCTTTAGTTCCCTCGGTGTGAATCATCTTAACCAGGGCGTTGAGGGTGTCAACCTCATACGGGTCGGGAGTTTCCTGCTGGCCGTCAACCTTGTAATAGCGGGCCGTGGCGTATGTAATGTCATCGACTTTCATGACGGAGGGCCGCGCCAACTCGGTGATGCGGTCAATAGCATCTCTCAAAAAGCTGTTTTCCATTGTTTTGTCCTTTCTGTGTGTTAATACCCGGCACGGCCCACGCGGGCCATGGCGGGCATCGGGGCTTCATCGCCGTCCATGTTTACCTGCCCGGGCACCTGCGGCGTCATCTCGGCCAGCAGCAGGCTGCCGTCCCGCGCCTTGGTAATGCACAGGGACGTGCGCACCGGCTGGATCGGCGCGAGGGTGGTCTTTGCCTGCGCGTCCATGCCGATCTGCTGGCGGTAGTCGTCCGGTGCAAAGGTCAGCGTGATGGTGATTTTGCGCTTGGCCGTCGGCGATGTGTTAGGGTCCATGATGTTGGCCACGACCCGCTCTACCTCGTAATCGGTGATTTCAGCAATCGCGCCCATCGCCATGTCAAGCACACTCTTTTTGTTCACGATCTGGGGCATCACTTACCACCTCCGACGGGCGCGGCATCAATCTGATAATGCCGCTTCATCAAGATGTAGGCGAACGCCTCGGTCTCCAGATCAGCCGGGTGGTCTCTGCGCATCTTCTCAGTCAGTTCATCGCGCCAGAAACGCAGGGCCGCGCACAAAAAAGGAATGTCCAGGTCAGACACGCCATGCTCACCGTCCAGCGCCGCGCGGACGACCTCTAACGCCTCCTCATGGATGGCGTCAATCTGCTTGCAGCTGACATCGCCGCCCATCGCGCGCGTCAGCATAATGTTCTCAACGCTGTGCAATCTGGGCTTGTTGTGGAAAATCATTGTTTGCATCCTCCTATCAGTTTTTTGTATAGCGAAAACTAAATTTTTTCTCCGAACACCTTGGCAAAGCTGCCGGGGCCGTGGAGTTCATCAAAAGCAAATTGTGCTGCCTGTTCCAACACCCGCCGGGCGGCGGGGTCAAAATGGACGCCCAGGGGCGGCTCGTTGTGGTGCATGTGGCACAGCCAGACCTTGAGGCCGTACCGCTCAGACAACTCGCGCCGTCCGCGCCCGAATAGGATGTGATGCTCCTCCAGGCCGCGCGTGGTGCGCAGATTGTAGCGCTTGCGGCACAGGTAGCACTCTTTATCGCTTTGCAGTATGCTTTTTGCCACGGCGCTCCTCCAGTCCGTTGACGGCATCCACCGCCTGGCGCACATCACCAACAGGCAGCTCCACCGTCGTCCAGCGGAAACCGCACATCATGCAGACGCGGCGGCGGTATATCCGCCGGGTCCCCTTGGCGCGGGTGTCGATGACGCGCACCTGGCTGCTGTTGCACTTAATGCAATCCATCGGCACGCCTCCAGTCTCGGTATTGCTCGGTTGTCTCGGCATCGTCCACGCCGGCCTCGCTCAGGCGGTCAAAGATGCGCTCAATGAATTCGTGCATCTGCTGCCGGGTAAAGCTGCTGCTGCCCATGCCAAGCCGGGCCATGCAGTAGCCGTTGTCCAGCAGTTCCACCATCTGCACAACGCGGTATGTGTTGCGCAGGGCGGGCAGGGCCTTGACCGGCACGCGCCAGGTCTCGACCTCTGCGCCGAACTCGGCCAGCAGGTCAAGATAACACTGTTCGGCAGTCACCCCGCTGGGCGTGTCGCCGCTCAACGCCAGCGCCAGCCTGTTCAGCAGCGCCCACATGAGGCGGTTCTGATCCAGTGTGCGCTTGTTCTTCACCGGGCGGATGTCGATCTCCACGCATAGGGGCTGCCCCCGCGCGCGGCGCTCCAGTTCGGCGTGCATCCGCTGGGCCTCCAGGCGATACGCACCGTCAATCGTCAGCCCGTCCATGTCGTTGACTAAGGGCTGGCCCGTTGGGATGTACCAGGCGGCCACATGGGCGATCAGCTGGCCTGCCATGTGATCACGCTCCCATCACGCTTGCGCACCCTCAGCGATGCCACGCTGCCGTCACCGTTGTAGGTGATGTCGTCCAGGGTGAGGGCATCGTCCAGAACGTAGCGCTCAATGATGTTGGTGCCGGGCTTGCCCTGGGGGACGATGTGGACCTTGCTGGCCGGGATGCGCAGCGGCGGCAGATTCAGCACCCCCGCGCCGATGCTCCAGGCGGCAGCAGCGGCCAAAAAGCTGCCGTCTGCCTCGTTGGTGGGCGCGTCGCTGCTCACGCGGTAGGTGGTGGGGCAGGGGGCGTCCTTTGTGATGTCGGCCAGGGCCACGGCGCAGTACAGATACCGCCCACAAACGTAGTGCCGCACACTGTAGCCCGCCAGCCCGCCGGGCATACGCTCACAGCACTCCTCCAGATGGGCGCGCACGGCGTTGACATCCGGCCACAGCTTGATGCGCACGCCCTCGGCGTCCACCTCCAGGATACTGAGCGCGACCTCGTCAGCCGTCAGCAGGGCGAGGTTTTTGGGGGTCTCATTCTTCTCCATGTTTATCCTCCATTTCCGGGCCGATGTAGGCACCGGCCTCATTGTAGTTCTTGGGGTCCGCCATCGGGCTGTCCCATCCGCACATAGCCCCGCCGTACATGGCAGCAGCCTGGGCGCGGGTGACGCCCGCAGCCTCGTTCAGTGTGTCCACGGCCTCTTGCTCCACCACGCCGAACAGGGCGCGCTCCCCGCGCACGATGCGGACGATGTTGTTAGTGTAGCGGCTGCGGGCGTAGGCGTAGGCGGGCAACCCCGCCTCATCATAGGTCATTTTCATGAGCTTGGTCTCCTTTTTCGGTTTTGGCCGCTTGTGCGGCATACCGGCGGCAAGCGCCGGGTGTTTTTTTCTCCAGCTGCACACTCTATGTCGGATTGCCTCCGGCGTCACGGTCTGAGTGTAGCCCATCATCCTGCACACGCTGCTGATCCGCGCGCCGCCGTAGTAGTACAGGACGCTCTCCAGCATTGCCTCCGGCGGCACAGGGTTACAAATGCGCTCAACAGGCGGGCCGCAGGATCGCTTATTCTGAGGATGCGCCGCGCGGAAAGCGTCAAGACTGGCATAGCCCAGACTTTCCAGCAGGGTGCCCTCATCCACATACAGACACTCGGCGCAGATTCTCAACTGGCGGCGGGCGTTGGTGCAGTTCCTAAGCCTGGATTGCACCCAGGCCAGATCATCCGTTGTCATCAGCAAATTTGCCTCGCCAACGCGGTGGCCGGGATGCGCTTGTCGCGCCCGGCCCCGATCCAGCCCTCAAAGTTGCGGCAGACCTTGCGCGCGGCGTAGGGGTCTGTGCCGTAAACGATGTGTGCGGCCTCGGGCACTGTCACCAGCTCGCCCGCAGCCTCATGACGGATGCGCTCCAGCGCATCCCGGTAGCCTTGCTTTTCGCGTGCCATGCTTAACCTCCTTGTGTTGCCTGCATCTGCCCAGCGTGGTACAATCGGGGCAGAGTAGTAATTGCCGTCTGGGGCGCTTTTACCGGAACTATCGCGCTATTTTTAAAATAACTGCGATGGTGTTGACAATCGCCGTAACGGTAACTGCGGCCAGCGTCAGGTTGTTTGCCAGTTCAATGCGCTGTTTGCGGTGTTTATTTTCAAGATTGTTCATGGGAGTCACCTCCTGCGTGTGTTCGGGGTGAATATGCCGTTGTGTAATTGGAACTTGAAATTTCTTCAATATAGTGATAAAGTTTTGATGAGGTGTTATTATGCGGCGACGGTACTGGTCTTTTTTCAATCGTGCAAAATACTCAGTCTTTTACTACGAGAGATATCAGGAACATTGCAAATTCATCTTGCGTGCAATTAAAATCGTCTTGGCTTTGGTATCCTGCGGCAGCATAGCTGCATGGACCATTTGGACGCAGTTCCCAGCTGCGTGGGCCTTCATCCTTGCATGCGCACAGGTAGCTTCCATCCTTCAGACGAATCTGCCTTACTCAAAAGACATCATTTGCTTGGATTTTGCCATTCCGCAAATGAACAAGCTTATGATTGATATTACACATACATGGGATGAAATCGACCAGGGAAAACTTACTGATTCCGATATCTCCGATGCAATCCAAAACTATGAGCATAACATTCAGGACATTGTAAACCAGTATCTTTCCAGCCTTGATATGGCACAAAGTTTTTTGTGTAAAAACAAAGCAACCAAAGACCAAAAAGCATTTTTCGCATTTTACGATAAGGAAACAGAGGAGGTGAACAATGATGCCCAAACCAAATGTACCAGCAGCACCCCCGCCAAGTGATTACAGGAATCACGCCCCGCAGCCTACGTACCGCGCGCCGACTCCACCACCACCGCCACCCAAAAGTTCTGACAAATAACCGCATGAGGAAGCCGATTGCTTCCTCATCTTTTGTTATTGCGCCAAAATACCGCCTGCACCAGACTTAATATTTGTGCACCAAACGCGGCACCCATAAAAAAGCTGAACCAGTCCAATGCACCACCCCCTTTATGTGTCCATGGTGGACACGTAGCTGTCACTTATCGTGACATTTTTAGGCGTAAAAAATCTCCTCCACGGTTTTCTCGTAATACTGCGCGATTTTACGCTTTGTTTCATCGCGGGGGATCCTAGCGCCAGTCTCGTACATTGCCAGTGCAGAAACGCTTACACCCAGCGCTGTTGCAACCTCGGCGCGCGGTCGAGCGCCCCGCAGTTCAACCAATGTTTGCGCAATCTTCTCCGAATCCATCAGAATCACCTCGCTTTCATTTGTCACGAGCCGTGACTATATATACAGTATATCACGCTCTAGGTATTTGTCAACACATTTCGTGACATTTTGCGGTTGACTTTCTCACGATTCGTGATATTATAAGATTAGTACACAGAGAGGATTGACTTCGCATGGCTAAATTTTCGGCAATTATAAAATCCCTTCGCATCGAGAGAGGCATAACGCAAGAGCAACTCGCTGCCTTGCTAAAAGTATCCCGCAGTACGATAGGCATGTATGAAACTGGCAGCCGCGAACCAGATTTTGAAACGCTTGAAGCTATCGCAGATATTTTCAATGTCGACATGGATTATCTCATGGGGCGATCAACCGTCGAACGGAAAAATCCTGTTGCCGCTACTCCCATCCCCGCCGGGTTCCAGCCGCTGCCGAAGCGGGACCGCATCCCGCGTGTGGGGCAGATTGCCTGCGGCACACCCATCCTCGCGGAGGAGAATGTCGAGGCCTACGACGAAGTCCCCAGCGCGTGGCACGCCGACTTTACGCTGCTCTGTCAAGGGGACAGCATGGAACCAAAAATAAAAGACGGCGATGTCGTAGCCATCCACTGCCAGCCGATGGTAGAGAACGGCGAGGTCGCCGCCGTCCTGATCGATGGCGAGGCCACCCTCAAGCGCGTGTTTCTGTTCGATGATCATATCGAGCTCCGCGCCGAAAACCCCACATTTCCGACTATCCTGCGCATCGGCGAGGATATGAACACAATTACTATCGAGGGCAAGGCCGTTGGTCTCTGCCGCAAACTGTAAGGAGGCTCTGTATGATTGTGTTGCATGGGCTACAGCATAAAGCCATAGGCGTGGGTGACGGAGTTGTTGTCATCAAAAGGGAAAAGACCCTATTTGTTGCCGAACGCCGCAAAGTCATCCCTATTTCGCAAATCACGGCTGTCAAAATGAAATCACCTGGCGCAATCACGAACGGCTACATCCAAATACAGCTTGCCGGTCAAACCACAGCCGACGCAAGCAACACTGTCACGGGCGGTACAATGGACGCCGCCAACGATGAAAATGCCGTGATTTTTACTGCTGAGTATCTGCCAAAAGCAGAGCGCGTACAGGCGGAGATAAACCGTCAGTTGGCTGAGCAAAAATAAAAATGCCCGCAGTGTTGGCGCACCGCAGGCATTCAAGATCAGCGTGTCCGGAGTGGACACAATACCGACCAGCATCTGTATTGTATCACCTCCGGACACGCTTGTCAAAGTGTATCTATAAGGAGGTTTCTACATGGCAAAAACGAAAAAACGCGCGGACGGCCTGATCGAGCGCTGCCGCGTCATTGATGGCAAGACCCGCCACTTCTATGGCCGCACCGCAAAGGAGGTGCAGGCCAAGATCGATGCGGCCCTCATCGAGGCCAGCACCCGCCGGGACAGGGGAGACCCCTTCTGCGAGGTCGCAGAGGCGTTCTGGCGCGCCAAGGAGCCGTGCATCAAGTATGGCTCCCGCCGGGGCTACCGCCATAAGGTGGAGCTCGCCAAGGGCTGGTTTGAGGGGCAGGGCATGCGCGAGATCACCAGCACCGACATCAACCGCGAGCTGATGCACATGGCCGCGCAGGGCTATGCCTACAAAAGCATTGCCGGGCAGAAGTCGGTGCTCTCCCTGATCTGGCAGTATTGGTGCGCCGAGATGAACGGCGACACCAATCCCTGCACACTGCTAAAGCTGCCCCAGGGGCTGCCCCAGAAAAAGCGCCGCGCCCCCACTGAGGAGGAAATTGCCGATGTAAAAGCCCACCCCGAGGGCTTTGGGCTATGCCCCGCCATGATGATGTATGCCGGCCTGCGCCTAGGCGAGGTGATGGCGCTGCAGAAGCGCGATTTAGCCGGGGGAAAAATCAGCGTGACAAAGGCGGTGGTCTGGCACTCCAACACGCCGGTGTTGGAGCCGCCCAAGACTGCCAGCGCCCTGCGCACGGTGCCGATCCTGCAGCCGCTGGCGGATGTGCTTGCCGGCCGGCTGGACGATCTGGCGGATGATGATTTTATTTTTGGCGGCGCGCAGCCCTACACCAAAAGCCGGTACGAAAACGCATGGCGGCAATACTGCATCAGCATCGGGCGCGCCCACGACAGCGGCAAGCGCTATAAAACCGGCAAGACCAGCGTCACCGGCGAGGCACTCTACAAGGCCGTGCTGGAGGCCGACTTCACCGCCCACCAGCTCCGGCACGAGTTTGCGGGCGTGCTGGTGGAGTGCGGCATCAGCCCCGTGGTCATCAAGGAGCTGATGGGCCACGCCGACATCCTGACAACCCAGCGCTGGTACGCCGAGGCCAAGGCCCGCGCCGTCGATGAAGCCGCAGACATTTTAAATAGTTATTTTACAAATCAATAACGTGGAAAAGAGAAATCAAATAGGCATCGTAAATTGTTCGCAGTATTGTATTATTTGTCGCTCTGGCGTAGTTTTTTAAGAGTTCAAATCTCTCTTACTCCGCCAA